CGATCAGCTACAAACTCAATATACTGAGACATATCGCGAGCATTCATTCCAATCAGTGAACAAGGAAGTGCTTGCGTAATAAACTCCTTCTCGATATCTACTGCCTCACGAATAATTGCCTCAAGATCATCTTTTGAGAGCTTGTTTTGAAGCTTTTGGTAGAGTGTTACTGCAAACTCAGTGTGTAATCCTTCATCTCGTGAAATAAGCTCATTTGAGAAAGTCAGACCAGGAAGAAGTCCGCGCTTCTTGATCCAGTAGATCGCACAGAAAGAACCGCTGAAGAAGATTCCCTCAACGCACGCGAATGCTACAAGACGAGTAGCATACGAATCGGTAGACTCAATCCACTTACGTGCCCATGCAGCCTTCCGTGCAATGCATGGAATACTATCAATTGCTCGGAAATACTTTTTCTGTTCATCACGATCCTTAACATACTGATCAATCAGTAGTGAATAAGTTTCAGAATGAATTCCTTCAGACGCATTCTGGAATCCATAGAATAGACGAGCTACAGGAGACTGAATATCTTTTTGGAATCGCGTAGCTAGATTCTCTTGAACAATTCCATCGGATCCAGCAAAGAATGCCAATACCTGCTTAATAAAATACTGCTCCGACTCTCCGAGCTTCTCCCAATCTTCCTTATCTTTACTGAAATCAATCTCCTCGGCGGTCCAAAATGATGCTACCGCCTTTTTGTAAAGTTTGTACAGATCTTCTTCGGAAGGCGAAATAGGGAACAAAGTGTAACGCTCGCCCAAAGTCTTAGCGGAGGGGTCGAACAGAGGCTCCATACTACTATGGGGTGAAAAGTAGTTAAACTGTTTGTCCATCTTACTAATAATATGGCTAGTCCTGGAAATGATCCATTTTCTGGGAGCAATACTCGTAACCTCCTTCAACATGTTTTTAGTCCAAAAATTGTTCAAGGTGTTACAGGACCAAGCATTGGGGGTTACGATGTTCGGCTTGATTTGATCAATGTAGATAACATATACACCACTGGAATAATTTATGGTCCAAGCGGTCCTATTTCTGGAGGAGGAGCTGCTGGACCTACAGGTGTTACAGGTCGTACAGGACCTACAGGAGCTACAGGACTAGGACTTACAGGAGCTACTGGAGTTACAGGAGCTACTGGAGTTACAGGACCTACAGGAGCTACAGGACCAGGACTTACAGGAGCTACTGGAGTTACAGGTGCTACAGGTCGTACAGGACCTACAGGAGCCACAGGAGCCACAGGATCAGGTCCTACAGGACCTACAGGATCTAGTGGTGTAACTGGACCTACAGGACCTGGAGGCATAGTGAGTATATATACAACTCCAGGTGTAACGCACATATATACGGTTCCAGGAAGTATGGGTACATTCACACGAGTCGATGTTATTATGTATGGCGGCGGAGGAGGTGGAGGGGCATCTTTCCGCGATGATGATAACTATGGTGGTGGTGGAGGAGGTGGTAGTGGAGGTATGTATGTAAATAGCGCAGTTGGTCCTAATACCGCACCAATACCACCATTGTATATGGCGGCTGGATCAACAATCGCTGTAACGGTTGGAGCAGGTGGTACTGGATCTGCAGCAGGTGGTCCTGATGCAGCCGCTGGAGGTAGTACATCTATAACTCCTCAAAATGGACAACCAATAACTGTACTTGGTGGTCCAGCTGGAGGTGATGGTTATAATCCTGGTGATGCAGGCACAGGTGGAGATGGTGGCGGTGGTGAAGCGAGTATGTTTGGAGGCGGCGGCGGCGCAGGATCGGATAATATTGGAACAGGCGGATCAGGAGTTTTTCAGAATGGTCAGCCTGGTAATCTATATACTAATAGTGGTGGAAATGGAGCGGGATTTCCAGCTAGTATTGGAGGAGATGCAAATGGGTCTTTTTGGGGAGGTGGTGGTGGTGGAGGTCCAGGAGGTGGTAAGGGCGGTGGAGCAACTACAACACCAAGCTATAATGGCCAAAATGGAACGGGGTATGGATCTGGTGGTGGGGGTGGAGGTATACAAAATGGTTCTGGTACTGGCACTCCTCCTGCCACTGTTTTTGCCGGTGGAAACGGCGCAAATGGCGCTGTGATTTTTACAGCGTATCTATGAATATAATCGCTTTGAACAACTGTAGCTATTTATTGAACTAACTTACCCACAATTTTATGAATTGAAAGAGACGATACACCGGAAGCTTCAGATACAGATTTCATCTGAGATTTAGTTTTCAGACCCATAACATGAGCAACCACTCCGGCCACAATGGTCTTGGGTGTATGCTCAAAATCGTCTTCCGACTTGGTGGAAATTTCCAGAAGAAGGTCCATGATTTTCTGACGCTGGTCATCATTCAAGTTAAGGGAAGCACATAGGCGCTCAGCAATCCCATTTTGGGTTTGTAGAACTGTGTTTTCGGTATTTGAGAAATGGGTGATTGCTTTGCACAAAGCACGAATATTTACTTGAAACAGTTTAGCGATTTCTTCATGCGATCGCGGAACATCGTGATTTCGGCAAGCTACAAATACTGCTCCGCCCATCATTGATCGACGCGTTTCTCCACGAACCTTTTGGGCATCTTCGAGTTCCTTGTACAGTGCACATGCATCTTGAACGATAGCTTTGGGAAGACTGGCGTGCGAACATGAAAATTGAATTGCGTCAAATATACCCATCCATGATCGCTGGGAATTTGAAGAAAGTGACCAGCAACTTAGGCGCTGGACAGATTTCAGATTTGGATGCATGCCGCGAAATGACATGGCAGATCCGTAAGATGCATCTGGAAGAAGATCAGACGTTGTAAATCCAGTTCGGCACTGATCTTCTCCTTTATTTTCGTAGTTTCGCCACTCGGCGCTTTCGTCGATAACGCGATTCATGATAACTCCACATAGTTCACATACTTGCTCACCTTCGTCAACAACAATTGAATGCTTGCACTCCATTGGTGTATTCAGTCTGTAGAATTCTTATTTTCCGTTTTATGCGAACCAAATACCATTTTCATAATTGACCAATTTTCAGGAAATAGTCGGACAAATCCTGATTTTAAGAACTTCTCATAAATATGCTTGATTTTAGTAGACAAATCCCCCAGAAACAGGAACATAGAGAATGCGAAGAACAGTCCTGAAATGTATACATCTATCTCCCTATCTAAACCAGTTTGAATTGTAAACAATGGTGGGTACTCTTTAATTATTTTGGTTGTCCAAAATGCAATTGAGCCTACTAATGTTAATTCTGTCACAACGTCGGCAGTTTGGTACAGGATACCCTGCTCCTTCCACTCTTTACCAAAATCATCAAATAGATGGAAAAGAAGGTAAGAAATAAGGGCTCCAAACACGGTATAAAATACAGCTAAAATAGCAATATTCAAAGTTCCACCAAGAACTTCTTTCAACTCCATTAAGCTTTAATCAGTAAATTTTAGAATCAATACTCCACTTCCTATCATAGCAATTGCAATATAATCGTGTAAGTGTAAACTTTCCTTAAAGTACAGAACTCCGATAGTTGTTGTCGCCATAACTGATAAGCCTGACCACAATGCATTTGTAAATGCTAATCCGGTTAATTTGAATGTCTGGACAAGCATCAATCCAACACCAATGTAGAATAAAACTCCAAACAAAAAGAAGCGCCAATCTTTCAGTGAAGATTTAAAACAACTCATTGCACATGTTTCCAGTGCAACAATAAGTAAAATGTATAATATGATAATCATATACGTTGAGATCATTTATTTAATCCTTGCATAAAAGTATCATCGTAAACTTGAGGTCGATAATTTGTAGTTAAGATGGGTTTACCCAAATCGCGAGACTTGACAGGTTTGATCCATGATATCATCAAATACTTACTTTCTACGACCCAAATCCAATATCCTGCTTTTGAGAATTCGGTAACTAAGAATTCAAGGGCTTCTTTCAGTGAAAATAGTGGGTATCCAAACACGTATGTGGGAACATCGTATACAATGTAAGGAGCATTTGAATTATGAATTGCCTGTTGCCTGATCTTTGCCTGGATCTGTGAAATAATGGGGACCATAGCTGCCATTCGGTTCTGTTTTCGCTGTTCTTGTTCATCCCATACGTCACGAGCACGCAACATCTCTACTTATACTATGATAAGAATGTCTCTGCCATTCCGCGCACTGGGACTTGGTGGTGGTGGTGTTAAAGGTATCTTACATATGGGCGCACTTTACGAACTTTCTAAAAAACAGGAACTTGTATTCCCAGATGGAGTATATGGTGTTTCGGTTGGTGCAGTTATAGGAACTTATTTGGCATTTGGATTGCCTTTTGATCACCAAGGAATATTGAAACTCAAGCAGCAATTTAAATTAACTAATTTTGTAGGAAATGTAGATTTTAATTGTATTAGTCATTCCTTTTCGTTGAAAGGAATGCTTACTATGGACTTATTTGAAGCCATGATTGTCGATTTGTTTAAATCTCGTGGAATAGATATTCGAACAAAAACTTTAGGTGACGCAAATATGCCGTTGTTTATCATATCTTCAAACCTAACTAAGGGTAAACCTACAATTTTTTCAGGAAACGTTCCGGTTTTGGATGCACTAAAATGTTCGTGTGCGATTCCAGGTATATTTGTTCCTCAAATCTTGTATGGGCAAGTCTACATTGATGGAGATATGTTTTGTCCGTCTGTTGATAAATTTATGCCGTTTGATAACATGTTGTGCATTTCATTAAAAAAAAGAATGACAGATATAAAAATTACAGAACAAACTATCGAGAATATGTCTCCTTTGAGCTATATTCACGACATATATACTATGATAACTCAAAATTTTCACAATCAAGTAAAATCAGATAAGACGTTATGTTTGAACTTTCCAGGACTTTCTAGTATGTCAGATATTGATGAGTTTAATGTGGATGATATTTTGACTAAAGCTGGATCAGATCTAAACAGTTTTCTCGGCGCCAAGGGTCTTCTTCAGGAACTCGCGAAATGATTCAGTTGTAGGCTTATCCTTCATTTCAAAGACCTTATCATTTGTCTCTAACTTGAACGTAGGATATCCCTTGATTTGGTATAGTGCAGTCTTTCCCTTATCTGAATCGGCATTGATATCTTCAAAAACTACTGTCTTACCTCCGTAGGTGTATTGAGTATTCTTGTGCTGTTCCTTGAATGATGACCAGGGAGCCTGAGCTTTCTTTGACCAAGGACACCATGTAGTGTAGAAAAACATGAACTTGGCGGTATTATCGTCTACACTACCTGATACTGGTGGCTTGGAAATAAGAAGACGTGACCCTGGCCAAGTTTGTGTGACTAAATAGTAACCTAAAATTGATATAGTAACCAATAAGAGTGCAATTCCAGCATATATAAGTGTATCAGTCAGTACCGACATCTTTACGAAACGACGGATATAAAACTTTCGCATCGTGACGCTCCTTCTCAAAGAAGAGACGGTATGCTTCCTGAGAAGTCATATCAGGATTCTTAGCTAACATCCAAGCTATTTCGTAGGTTTGGCGTTCTGGTTCGTATGGTTTGGGAGTGATTGCGTACCACTTGCCTTTGTACCGAATATCCATCTTGCATAACATAGTGCTGGAAGGCAGTAAGTCCGTTTCAAATTAATAAGTTCCACATTTGAGTCTCCCTTTCGACACCATTCATCCAAAGTGTAAACATTGCTCATAGACATATTACACCGCGAACAAATAGGATACAAATTTGAAATATCTGTTTTACCACCTTTTGATTCAGGAATATCGTGACCACATTGAAAATCAAATACCGTAATAGTATTCTGACACCATGGAATAAAACACTTGGAATCATACTTTTTTCCGAACTTAGAAATCCAGACTTGTTCTCGTAAAGCTTTGGGAATCCTGGCTTTGCGATACATTAAGCTTATAGTGATCTTAGACGAAAATGGATTGAATAACTTCACAAAGACGTATTTCAATGACCAAGATGTTTAAGAATATTTACAACGCACTCTCTGATGCCGTTGAGAAGATAACGGCGAATCACTTCCCAGTTCAGGAGGAGTATGTCAGGAACGATAATGGCTGGCATGTTGTCAACTTCAAGAATGAGCAGGGACACACTCTTCAAGTTGAAGTTCAAATTAATGACGATAATGAGTCAATCGTAATGTGTGTTTTGGACCAGCAGGGGTTCACTAATGATCAGGCAACTACAATTATGAATACGTTTGAGAATCAGTTTTAATAAGTTAAAAATAAAAATAAAATGAAGACATTTATCTTACATTATTCACCACTAACTATTCGAAAACAACATATACTTTCTGAAATACAAAAGCATAAATTAAATGCATTTTTTATTGAAGTAGAAGAAGGTCCTGGCATATATCATGGATTACAGCAAGCGTCAGTATCGTTATTTTATAAACATGTTGAAGCTTGGAGACAAATTGTAGATGGATCGGATGATTTTTCGCTCGTGTTAGAAGATGATGCGGTACTTGATGATGAATTTATCCCCAAATTAGATAATTATATCGCACAGTTACCTACTAATTTTGACATGATGTTTATTGGAAATGGGTGTAATTTTCACTTAGATATTCCACCTGGAACAATTGGTTTAAAACAAGAGACTAGATGCACAGACTCTTACGTAATTTCAAAAACATGTGCTGCAAAACTGCTAAAACATGCTTGTGCTATAATTGATCTTCCAATTGACCACTGGCTTAATGAACGTGCTCGTGGATTGAATTTAATGATTTACTGGTGCGAACCTACAATTGTAAGTCAGGGTTCAGAAAATGGGTTATTTAAAAGTTGTATAATTCGATAGTTTAAGGGAAGCCGACTAGGTGGGCGCCGATACCGAATCCGGCACCAGTGCGCGCTGAGGCGCCTACAGAGGGCGCGTAGATATCCAGGATGGCAAACGTGGCTAGCGCAACGAGGGCAATCATGCCGATCTCGGAGAGCTTGAGTCCCTTGCCTGGTAGGAGGTAAGCCGCAACAGCTACGGCTAGACCCTCTAGGGCATACTTAATGGCGCGCGAAACTAGATCGCCAACATCAACTCCTGGGGCAGCGGCTGGCTTCTGTTCAGGCATTTTTATAGTGTTGTTTAGAGAAAAAACCCATAAGAACCTTAAAACGAAATGACCGTTTGTTTAGTGACTATAGCCGTTGGCAAAAAATATATCAGCGAATATAATTATATTTTTCGTCCTAGTCAGGAATCTTATGCTCGTAAACATGGATACGATTTTCGAGTGATAACTGATTACTTAGGACCTGTTCGCGATCTATCAACGGTTTCACTGAACAAGATTTTAGTATCTTCTCAAGACTGGTCATTAAGGTACAATTTTGTAATTTTTGTTGATGCAGATATCTTAATAAATCCAGAGGCCGGACCTATTCATTCATGTATAGATTTCGGAGACAAAATTGGAATTGTAGATGAATTTTCTCAACCGTCATTCGAAAAACGTGTTGAATTCGCTAAACGAATGAAGTGGGATTCGAACCCTTCAGTTTATTACAGTAATTCAGGATTCGTTATTCAGACTGATAAGATGTTGAATACTGGCGTATTGGTTATGCAGCCTAAAAAACACGGAGAGTTCTTGAAGGGTATTTATGACAAATATGTTCGGAAATCGATTAATCATCCAAAATTATTTAATTATGAACAGTCGGCAATAGGATATGAGCTTCAAGTAAATAATATGTTTACAGTTCTTCCTAATACTTGGAATGCTGTAGTTGTCCTTTATCAATATGAGCCGGACTTCACATTAGAAAGTTTTTCCACTACGGTTAATTTTTTACACTTTGCCGGATTAGCTGCAAATAATGGAGAGAAAAAGACTTATAACATTAGTCCGTTATATAAATAATGAAAACCATCAAGGTTGTAATTACTACAGACGAGGACGTTATTGAAAAATACTCAATTCGCAACCCTGCACAAATTGAGTTTTACGTTGTGATATATTTGAACGATCCAGATGGATGGTCTCGGAAAGGATACTTTTTTATGCCAGTTGCCAGTCACGGAGATGTTTCAATTCGGCTTTCATCTCCTGAAACAATTGAAAAGAAATGTGGTTTACCAAAAGGACTGTCTTGTGCAGAGCTGGGAGGTAAACATATGTACCTGAACGCCGACCGATGGTTTCACGGTGCCTCAAAAAGCAAGCTATCTCTCGATAACTACCGTCAGTACATGGTATCCCACGAGATCGGACATATTTTGGGATTTGATCATTCTGAGTGTCCATGTATTGGATGCCCTGCCCCCATCATGATGCAGCAAACTTTAGGGATTGGACAGTGTAAACCAAGCACTAAAGTTCGTTAGAGTAACGTCTCGGTAAAACTCCGACTTTCACATACCTTTCAATTAATAAACAAATGCCTCGCGAGACACTGCCAATCAAGGAAGATGATGGATCACTAATCGATTACCTAGAAGAGGATCCTGAGATCCCTACCCAGCGTTACGGAATCGTGTCTTTTATTTCGCCTGAGAAGGTGATTAAGCAGAAGACCGAGTTCATGAACGAGAAGTTCGTGGAGTGGCTAGACTATGACTGGAAGGTTAAGGGAATGGAGACGTACATCGCTTTTCTTTCCAAGAAGTATTCCCTAAAGATCGATGATCTCTTTAAGGACCTGGAGGAGTTCCGCAAGATCCATAATGAGGAGATTCGTAAGACCGATATTCATGAGCAGTACCAGATTTTCCTCCTGAAGTGCGAGAAGGATCTTGAGGCTGAGTTTACGGAGAAGGTACAGTTCCGCACGAATGTTCGTGGCGTAAAGATTCGTCGTGTATTTGCCAATCTCGAGGAGACTCAGACGTATGCTCGTGTTCTACAGCGCCGCTACCCCAATGACAACCTTTATATCGGTAAGGTTGGTGCATGGCTACCGTGGGACCCTTCTGAGCACATGATGCCTGAAGTTGAGTATGCCGAGAAGGAACTCAATGAGCTCATGCGCAAGTACAAGGAGAACGAGGTCAATCGTGAGATTTTCTTCGAGGAGGAGAAGGCCGAGAAGATCCGTAAGCAGAAGGAGGATAATCTCGCGCGCTCAAAGAAGGCTCTTGAGGACGAGAAGGCGGATAAGGGTCTTGCGGATACCCAGGATTTGAAGAACGCGCTCGAGGCTCCTCCAGTCCATCCAGCCGAAGGAGGAATTCGCGACCTATAAATAAGAATGCCCGTCGGTACTAGAAATACTTCGCCTGCACAGATGGCTGCTAATTTTGCGGCTTATCAAGAGATGGTAAAAAAGAAGCTAGAGAAAAAATTAGAGGCGCTTCGGGCTAAGGCAGCTAGTTCGGCTGAAGTTGATGAACTAAGTAGTCTGTTATCACGAGTTAGCATGTCTAGTAGTGTTGATGACCTTGAGGATTTATTGAAAGGATTATCGGTAGATGGCGGTCGTCGTCGCACTCGCAAGAGCAAGAGCAAGAAGCGCGGCGGTGCTGATCCCTGCCACGATTTGGAAGAACAGATTAAAGAGCTGGAAGAGGGTATCGCGCGCCGCGATCGCCAGCTAGGTCGCCGTGGTGGCACTCGTAAGAACAAGAAGCACTCTCGCAAGACTCGGCGCGGAGGTGTTGAACAAACACCTGAAGAATTAGCAGTAAAAAAGTTACGTGCCGAACTTGACGCATTAAAGAGCAATCCAACTGCTACTCCTGCGCAAATTGCTGAGCTAGAAAAAGAGTACCAAAAAGCAGATAATACGGCGAGGCTTATTGCACGAATGCAGGGATCTGAAAGGTTCCGTTCTTATTAACTCTTTGCCTTTCCTTCTTGGCTTACGCGAACCCAAGGGTCTTTTGTCTTCTTTCGCATATTGTCGGCAGAATACTCGTCCTGAGCTAACATAGAACTCGAAAATGGTTTGTTATCGGTCCATAAACTATCATCACATAAATGAAAAGGTGGGTGATCACTTGCCTTATACCAGAAAACCTGATCTTCAAGTTTGTTCGACTGGACACCGTTGCAGATCACTAGGCACTCGAAATTTTCAGTGCACTGGTCCATAAACTGACAGAACATTTCAAAGGTAGGAAACATACCGGCATAATTCTCGTAAATACGACGACGATTAGCCGTAATGTTCTCACGAAGAATAAAGATAAAATCTACGTTGGTACGAAGGTTAGGAGTAATACCAAGAGGGTACTGCATAGTAATAATAGTCATTATATCAATGTGACGACCGTTCATGAAAATATAGCGAGTAGACTCTTCTCTAATCCAGGATCCATCAAAAAGACAGTCATCTAGAATTAAGAACGCACGAGGATCCGTATGAGAATTACTTCCAGACCGTTTCTTCTCTTCGTTTCGAGCAGTTTTGACAGCTAGCTGGCGCTTAATCACATTCATCACAATCGAAGGCTGATACTTATCGTGAATCAGTTTGGACGGAACCATATGCTGGAAAAATTCGTTGGCAACCTCAGTGGCAGAAATTACTGTTCCAATAGGAAACTCGTTTTGGGTATGAAAGAGAATATCGCGAACTAAGAACGATTTTCCGGTATCCTTTTTTCCAATTAGGACAATCATTGGAGATTTACGCGAATCCATTTGGCAACGATCTTTGAGCATTTCCATATTAAACTTCTTGATTTGAAAGTTCATCTTACTTTAGTGCGTGAACTTTTTAGTTTATGTTTAACTTGGTTTTATAATATGGTCAAGCGCAAGCCATCAGTTGGAAGTGATTTACGAACAAATTCTTTTGGTATGAGTGTTTTAAAGTATCAGGATATCAAGAATATTCGATCAAACTCTAAATTACTGTGGGGAATCGATCATATTCAACCTTTTTTTCCTCCAATTGAAAAGTTATTCAAAACAAATCTTCTGGATAATGCCAAAGATTACGGAATACGATTTGATAAAGGAATAGCAGATATAAAGGGGTCAAATACTATTCGGACTACAGATGGTGAAACTCTAACTGTTCATAAAAAAGTTACAATGCTTCTGTCACCATATAAATGGATGCAGGGAGATTATGGAAGTTCACTTGGACTTCCTTCTTCTTCTGAAGAATCCGAAGCATCGAACTCAAAAATTCAGAGTGCAAATAATGCAGCATATGTAGGTGCAATTTTATCTGCAGCTTTGAGTCAGTCAGGATGCAACCATTTCCCTACAGTATTTGGAATCTTTACTGGTGTTTCTGAAAAGCATGTCATTGATATTTCTGATGATTATGGAGATCTTTGTGATCGGTCATGGTTTTCCACAAATATAGGAAAGACATTCGAGATAAAGTTATCTGATAGTGTTCAGGAATCGGCAGAGTTCAAGCACACTCGTAGTGCGAGAGTAGCCATTCAGCTTGGGGAAGATGTTCAGCTAGATAATGTTGAAGAACTTGATGTTCCGAATGTTCCTCCTACTGAAGCAGCTCAGATGAATCCAGTATTTCGTGAAGAGGAGGAAGAGTCTGATAATGAATCGAGTAGTTCATCGGTTTCTACATCTTACATTTTTCAAATTAAGTCTTGTGAGTGTGATTCTCAAGATTCCGACGATTCAGATAATGATGAAGACGGAGAACCATTTGCTTGGGCTTCTTTTACGAACGTTCCGGTTCAAGTTACTGTGATTGAAAAGTGTACTGGAACTCTTTTTGAACTTATAACCCAACATCCAGAAACTGAAAAACATCTTGCTTGGATATCCCAAGTCATTTTTGCATTAGCCTTTGCCCAGCGTAACTTTGCGTTCACTCATAATGATCTTCATTCAAATAATGTCATGTATATTCCAACAACTTCCGAATATTTCTACTACAATTGTAGTGGATCTTTGTATCGAATTCCTACGTATGGATATTTAATTAAGATCATAGATTTTGAGCGTGGAATTGGATCACTCAAGCTTGCTGGCATGAAGGAGCCAAAGACGTTTATGAGTGATCATTTCAATATTGATGAGGAAGCTGGAGGACAGTATAATTCCGAGCCATGGTATATTTCCAAGTACCCAATAATTAAACCTAATCCATCATTTGATCTTGTGCGATTAGCTACGTCTTTATTCTGGGATCTATTTCCTGAAGGGCCACTCAATTTAGAGTATGCCAATAACTTACTATTCAAGTTATTCATGAAATGGTTGACATTAGAAGACGGCAAGTCTATAATGTTCAACGACAGTGATCCAAAGCATGATAGGTACCACGGATTTCATCTTTACAAGGCGATTGGTCGCTACTGTAAAGAGAATGCTGTTCCTCGTAAGGAGATTGCTTCTCTAAAGGCTATTTACGGTATTGATTCTATTCCATCCGGTGAATCTGTATTATTAGTTGATTAGAATGTAGGCTTACCTACAAAAATATCCTGAACTGCAGGTATTTCAATATTCTTTACAGCATCCACAACAACGTCAGAGGTTGTGGCAAAAACAACACATGCAGTTATGATTCCGCCAAAGATGGTGATCTTACTTGCATCAATCCAGTCAATAGTCTGAGTCTTTGAACGCCGTTCAAGTGCATATACAATAAAGGATACTAGTGCTACCGCGACTGAAGCAATAACAATCATCATTTTTATTAATGATTTTTGGGAATGTTTATAAGTTTAGAACGAGAGTCTCGCTTCCTACTTTTCCCTCGATTTCGGCAAGAGGATCAACATCCTTGTCAGCCTTGAGCTCGATAGCAACCACCTCTTCCTTCTTATCTAAATCTTCAAACTCGATAGTTCCCTCCTCTTCTCCTACATGAATATCTGGCTTATCTTCATCATCGTATGAGTCCGAGTCTTCTCCGAATGTAACTCCTTTAGAAGGAACCTGCTCCTCTTCAGACTCAGACTCCTCTTGATCATTCTCGTTGAAATACTTCTTGGCAATAGCTTCCCATGGAAGAAAACCGCGAATGACCTGCTCCATACACTCGGCAATCATCTTCTCAATATCCTGACGATTGCGAGCCTGCTGCTCAGTTGCGACACCTACAGTCTTAAATACATACGCTACCTGCCAAAACTTACGAGCAGACTGCTTATACAGTTCATGAACAAACTTCTGTAACGTTGGGCGCTCAAAATCTACCTTTAGCTCAGTCTTGGGACCACGGTAATGTAAGTTCGCGAATGCCTTCATGTATGAAATGAATACACCCATTAGGAGATCATCCATATATGTGCACTTTGTTTGCGTCACAATACGTTCAACTTCGGTTGTGAGCGTAGCCTCATTCCACTCTGGAATACGAGTGAGCATGTTCTGAAAGGTACGAAGAACCTGATCCATCTGTCCGTTACGCTCGCATAGCTCCTTAGCTGAATCGTAAATGCTCCAGAATCCATCAGAGACTGGACTTACAAGAAGGCTGACTAAATGTTCACGAAGATGGGTCTTGGCAAACTCGGCTGACATTTGTTAAGAATCTCCACGATAATTAACTTCGAGTAACGCATCCAAAAACGGATTTGTTCGGTCCAAGGAGATGACTGTCAATCACACAAACATACACAACAAAGCAAAAGCTACTTGTTGTGTCTGTTTCCTAAATACATTCTAAGAGGGATCGACTCCTTTTAACAGTTTCGCGAGAGTTGGGCGCTCCTAAAGATAAACTGAGAATGTCTACTATGATGAACCGCGCACCGCGTTGGTGCGACAACGGAAACGCGTGTATTTACTCGAACTGCCCGCATCGCCATGAGCGGTGTGCGCACTTCGATGCTGGCCGCTGCCGCCACAAGACCATGGCTAAGCCGTGCGATGGTGGCTGCATGTATGACCACCGCGACGCCTCGACGCTTGTCGAGTTTGTGCGCAATGTTCGGTTGTATGATTACAACGACATCATGGACGTGTTTGAGGAGCGTGGGCTCGTGGAGCTGGTTGACACTGGCGACGAGCTCTTCTCGACTGCCGAGATGACGACTGCTGACCGCAAGCTGCTGGTTCGCAGCCTGAAGGATGGCGGCTTTATGTTCAATGTTATTGAACACTCTGATGAGGATGGCGAGGTTTATGACCGCATCATCGAGATCAGGGAGATCCCTGGCGTTGGACCTTTCAGCCCAGTCTATGGACCTGAGCCGAAGCCGATGGAGCTGACGGAGGAGGAGCTGAAGATGGGCGCCATGAGCGCATCAGAGTACAATGAGTACACTGTCAAGCGCTGGGGTGTGTCTGCCGGATTGAACACTACGGAGGAGCGCCGGCAGTACGTTGCTCTCCTGTCAGGCGTGCCGGTGAACGCCGGCATGTAAAGGGCTACTAAACTTAAAAACAAAATACAAAATTGAAAAACACAAAAACAAATAAAAACATTTTTGTTTGGTCCGAAAACGGATACCGAAAACGGATTCGTTTGGGTCAGAGAACTAGTCAGTAACAGCCGTATATAAGATGAGCAACATTAACGAGATCGTAAACAAGCTTTCTAAGAAGTTTAACTTTGACCAGAAGGAGGCCATGGATTTCCTTGGGGCATTCGCTGCTGAGGTGGCCGAGCGCGAGAGCCAGGCCTCTGACAGTACCAAGACCAAGCTGTCGGCTGTCGACCAGTGCCGCAAGAACATTGCGCTCTGGGAGAAGAAGCAGACGGCCAACAAGTTCAAGGACGATGAGACCAAGAACAAGCACCAGGCAAAGCTCGACAAGGAGAAGGCCAAGCTGGCTAAGCTGGAGGGCGTCAAGGTCATCAAGACCGAGGACGTGCCGGCTGCCAAGGCTGAAGTCAAGGTGGAGCCCAAGGTGGAGAAGCGCATTCAGCGCATGAGCCCTACGCTGAAGACGGCGCTCCGCAAGGCACTCGCGGCTGCCGGTCAGACCTTTACGGATGACGAGTGGAAGGGTTCCAAGAAGCCTGATGAGTTCAAGAACTATGTCAACTCGCTGTCTGCTGAGGCAGAGAGCGCCAAGGGTCTGGAGAAGCACATGGAGGACTTCGCGGCACCGTCCACGGAGGCTGCGGCTGAAACCGAGACCGAGGCGCCTGCTGAGACCTCTGAGCCCCAAGTCATCACCATCAAGGAGCTGCGCGCCATCAAGAAGCTGACTCAGACTTCTACTCCTGGCCAGTATTGGGATGGCGATAAGGGTCGCTTCGTGACCGGTCCTGCTGAGTATGAGTCTGAGGATATGGTCGAGCTGAAGATCAAGACTCAGGTTCCGCATGGCGGTGCTGGTTCGGACAAGCCGAAGTTCGTGATGATGGATCACGTGGTTGGCGAGAAGTCCAAGCGGCTGTATGTGTGCGGTGAAGGCGATGCCGCAGACAAGTTTGTCGGCTACATCGGCGTGGGTGAGTTCAAGAACGTCGAGGATCCGACCCTCTAAAATCTAAAAAGATCTAAAAATGCATGTAATATTCAAAACACAAAAAAAAGAATACAAATTTTTTATTCAGGCCAGTAATAAATTTTACAGTTTGGGAATGAAAACTTGAACCAGTTTTGAATTCCTAAGCAGTAAAACAGAACTCGCGGAACATATAAACTTTTTAGAGTCTTATTGATGAAAGGCTGTTTTTTATCATATCTTCGCCATACTTCGTCTATGCAAATAAGGTGCTGATTCTGTACAGTGTATGCGCCATATCCACGAGCATCGTCCTTATCCGAATCAGCCGAACGAACTATGATATCTTCATACTGCTCGGCTTTAGAGTCGTATGCCATATCACAAATAATTTGCCATACGTTCTGCCACTCAGCAATAGTTGCAAAAGTATAGTATCGTCTTTCAAATTCTGTTTCCAGTTCTCTTGCGATTGAAACTTCCATTATGTTGTCTTTTTAGCTTATGTTAAACCCTTAGCTGGCATGAATTTTGCCATAATATCTAGTGATCCGGATGGCATTATAAATACGTCCTGATCGTAAAATAGACGCACAAAAAAGATAATAAATGGAAGGATAAGTATCGGAAACATTCCTGACGTAAAGAATGTCAGTGCCATAAATGCTATCGTATGAAATGTGCTGTTATACTGCTGCGCGGCCTTGTAAGAAACAAGTATCATCGCAACGATCCAAAATGTCCAAGCTCCCCAATATAAAGCAGACGATCCGGCATTACCAAAATCACTTCCTTGACTTGTTTGTTCTGCAGGCGGTGCTGATACCGCAAATGTCTCTCCATCCATGACAATTAGAGTATTTGGAGCACCGTTAATAGTATACTCAACTTCTAAAGCTTTCTGCTTATTAGGATTGGGATCAGGAATACCTACCTGAGCAAATCCTACCTTTAAATTAATTGACCCATTCTTCACCAAATCTTGAAGTGCATCCGTAACATCAGTTAAGTTTCCTGTGTAACCATACTCTGCCTTTGTGATCTGAAGACCTGAAGCTGTTCGTGCCGGTGGTGCGTCAACAAGAAACTGGGACCCATCTTTTAAAGAAACTGTATTTGTCTTTCCGTTGTTAATGGTGTATGTAACGTTCAAGGTTTTTATCTGTCCAGGCGCTGGATCGTCAACCTTTAAAACAGTTGGTGAAACTACAAAGCTTATAGTGCCATCCTTATCTTGAGCGCTTACAGCAGCTTTGACATCTACCGTGGTAGAACCGACGCCATATGTTGCTGTCTTTATAGAAATTCCAGTGCGTGTCATCCTTATTATGATGAAAACACGACATTTGCTACGCCTCCAATAACTCGCATGAAGTTGTAGGATTCGACAAATGCACGAACATTGTAAGTATATGATAAGGTTTGCGCATCTGTCTTACGAATAATTCTCACGACCTCATTGGGGGTGTATAATAACTTTCCATTAGCGTCTACGGCATTGGGATTCACTACAGTTGGATTTGGATTCTGAGCCGTTGACTTTAAGATACATACTGTAGTTCCCTGCGTTGGAGATGCATCAAGTGCTGGCTGAATGTATGAATTGCGCAAGGTAGTGCGATCAAACTGAGACCCATTAAGATGACCGGACGGCTGACTGTTGTAGTGCTCAAGTGCAAAAGAGTATGCATAAATGCCAGGAATACCTACAATTGAGAAGCCTGTATGATGCCTGAAGTTTTGGAGCTCTGAAAAGAACTCCGCATTCTTGTACCCAAATCGTTCCTTTCCGTTCAAGACTATAGCTGACTGAGTTAAGATATCTCGCCGAGATGTATCCGTAGGTAGAACATTTCCTGATGTGTATTGGGGAGTAAAGAATGAAGCTCCGGTAGAACCTAGAGGCGGCTTGTAAGGATCTTCCCAGTTGGTGTAATTATCGTAATCATTAAGGGCATCGCGATCAGACCGCTGAGCTACCCATACTACCTGTGTACATAAGTTACGCATCGTGAGTTCCAAGTCGTTACTGGCACCGTAGGCTCCAAATGTAGATGTTACATCTATTTGATTTATAATGAATGAATGCTCTGTCTTAGCGATATGAATTAGTTCAGGATCGTTCAGCCAAATATAGTTTGCTTCAATATACGGATTCAAATTCCAAGTTGTGAGTGCAGTGTTCGTTGGCGATGGAGTTGTGGAATATGTTGGTGGCGATAAGAAATTTGTCATTTGGAATGATGCAGAACTTGAATCAGGAGCAATACGGTTACCGAAATTAGTGTTTGCAGTACCTGATATAGTTTCACGAACGTCAAGAACAGTAAAGAGTTGATATATATTCTTTAAATCAACCACGATTTCAACTTCTGAATGCTGTAGTGCAATAAGTGGTAGAGCCTTACCTATTTCTTCACAAAACCAAAAGTGGAGTGGAATTGTTAGAGTACGTCCTGGAATCGATGCTTCAGCTAGATATGTAGATGTAGAAATAGCATGTGGGTACTGATTCAGTCGGTCAAACGCATTCGCTGGATTATATACTTCAGGAATATTTCCTGTCAATCGATTTAGAACTGCCTTTTTGGTTCCATCAAATTTGATTTCGGCATACAGTTTCATCCATTCTCCAGTATGGCGAACAATCTCCTGGCCGTTAACTAGGACAGCAACATAGTTGATCATATTGTAACCGATATTACGAATCCAATTGTACTGGTATCCGATGGCATCCGAGTTAGCATTTAAGTTTGCATAAGCTCCTGCAACTGGAACTACAGGCGAATAAATATTAGGCAGAGTCACTACGAGATAACAATCGTGCACAAGTTGAGCATAGCGTTCTACTTTTGCTCGTAGAGTCAACGATCCTGATGTCGGAAGTTGTAAGTTTGTAGTTTTGAAAACAAGTTGAAAATGCTCCATCGCAAAATCTGTATGGCGTTTGTACACTGACCGAAAATGAGTAAACGAAGGGTTCCCATTTACGAGTTGATCTTGGGCACCTTTTGCCACTAATTGCATTAAACCTCCTGACATCTCTTGCTTATTTACTGAATAGATTTATGTACGAAAACCGCACATTTAGCACAGTTTGCTAATTTGGTTGGCAATACACTCGTAGTACAACTGCACAGTTTCGTTACAGAAAGAGTATTTCCATTTAGTCCAGTATTCGCGCGAGTTACAAAATCAGACGTCTGTGATGCGCGGTAATCAGTCCACATAGATGCAGGACGACGAATCTTTCCTGTACCAACATCTTTTGGATTGAGAAGACTGACATTGTAAGGTTGCTGTGGATTGGGTGTTGGAGCAATATCCTTATTTGTTGCGAGATTAACAGTTGAATACGTCTTGGCGCCACGAAGACGCTGAATACGAGTCCAGTCTCCAGCCGATAATCCGCGTGTTCCAGTCTGTAAATTTCCCATTGATGAACCTGCTCCAGCACTTGATACTGTAGCCATTTATAACACTACATGGGGAAAAAATGTGATTTTTGTAGGGCCAGATCGTTCTCCAATACGAAATAAACGTTTATTATCTGAAAATGTACTATAATCAAATATTTCATTTGTTATGGGATCTAATATCATTAGGAGACCTTTTACTTTTATAATTTGTATCTTACGCGCCTTACGTTCAATATTACGTAAGTACAGCATATCTCTTTCATCAGAAAGGTACGATGGCTTATAAGCTAAATCATCTGCAGTTACTTTTGTATCAAAGCGCATACACTGAATGACTGGAGTTTCTTTAGAATGTAATTTGCGATGAATTTCACAATCGACTGCAGCCTGTTTTAAAATTGTTGAAATACTTTTGATCAAACGGTTCTTCTCATATGATACTTCATACAAGTACTCATCAGTCGTCATGAAAGTTTCACGAGGTTCATCACCTTCGTACCGTTTCAGAACCATATCATTACGACGAATTGCTACAATATTTGGAGCCTTATCCGCGTCTGACGTCGTGGCTTGTTCTGGTGTGAATACCGACATGTATAATTTTACAGTAACGTTTCGGTCTTCTAATGGAAGTGCGATGTGAGAATTTAATCGGATCGCACGACCAATTACCTGCTCAATGCGAGAAGGATTCCAGTACGGTTCCAGAATATATACATTTCGAGTCTTTAGCAGTGTAATACCTTCTGCTCCAGCTTTTGAAGCCATCAGAATACATAGCCGCTTATGCTTATCTGTTAAACTATCTTTTAACGATTGAGGGAATGTATCGGAATACTTTCCATTAAAAATCTGACGGTAAATTTCACGCTCTTCCTTATCTTTTCCCCCAGTACCACCAGTGTATAAAGCGTATGCAGGAACATCAGGTTTCATTGAAGGGTCCTCCTTCCATATTCCAGATTCCTTTATTACTCGATATTTCTGAAATCCATTGTTATCCAAAACTGCACTAAAAGTTCCCAAACCACCTAAAGATACATACTCAGAATATACGAACTGATTATTCAAGTCACCAAATTTACCCACAGTTTCATTCAAATCTGTGAGCATTCGCGCCATCTTAGGTGAATATCGAGCTAAACCTGCACCCTTCAAATACTTTTCTGGTTCAGCACGAAGCTTCTCGATAATTTGGGAATTGTCCGGCTCATTTTCTTCATCAACTTCGCCTTCAACCGTCATTGTAACGCGTAAATCTTGAGGAACAGCATAATTACATACCTGTCGTGTACGAGGACGGAAAGAACCAAGTTGATCGTCTAGACTTACTTTACGCTTACGATTTACTTCCGTCTTGTACTCTATAAAACGTTCAGTCAAATAAACAAAATATTCTTCATCACTCATTTCAACTTTTTGTAAGGTCTTGTCTTCATCAAGACGTTTGGGTAGTAGATTTTCATCAGCTCCTTTGTAGTACGATACTAAACCCTGAATGCGATGAGCAAACATAATTGGATTACGAATATTCAAACCATCTACGAATGTTTTCATAAACTCTTCATACTCGGTAGGTAA